CTTCTATAATTGGACATCATTACAATCCGCATTTAGTTTTCTTAATAAATCTTTTAAAGGTTAATAAATTTGTTTAGAGTTCTTTATATGGCTAGCTTATTAGCAGAAGTATTAGGTATTCCTGAGTGGTATTCAGACGCCGCTTGCAATACTGTTGTTTATCCAGAACTTAACGCAGATGAATGGTTTCCAGAACGAGGTAGTTCTACAAAAAAAGCTAAGGCAATCTGTAACGAGTGTCCAGTAAAAGAGCCTTGTTTAGAACAGGCACTTGAACGAGGTGAGAGATTTGGTATTTGGGGTGGTAAATCAGAACGGGAACGCAGAGCAATACGTAAAGAAAGAAAAATGCAACCTGTTAAGGATGAAGATGATTCCTTAGGAGATTTATTAAGGTAAGTCGTCCTCACTGAAAGGTATGGATTCCCACTCATCTTTATATACGACACGATTTTCCCAATCGTATTCGCTTATTCTTTTAATAAATCTGATAGCTTCTTTTAAAAAATAACCTAAAAGAAATCCAATTAAATAATCCATAATCTATTTATTTTAGAACAAATGTTCTATATTTATAGTATTAAATTGAAAGACATATTAAAAATTTTTTTTGTGATACAGTTGTAAAACTATGGATTATATTCTCGGCGGCATCAGATTCAAAACGAAACAAATACCAAAAAATTCAGAAAAAGTATTAGTTGAAATGATAAAAGATAAACAAGTAGTAGATACATTTAAACTTTCTAGTAATTTAACTTCACTTGAAACAATTCAACAGATTTCTTTTGTGGTTTTATCTAGTTACCCTGCATTGTCAAATACCACAGGTTTTTCTATTAAGAGGTAAAGTTAAATTGTCGGCATCCACACCGACCTCCTCCCATCATCGGCTCTCTTAGGAGAGCTGTATCTAAAACTATTAGATGTTATAGTTAATAAATGGAAAACTATAGACCACTACCAAAATTTTTAACTATCAAAGAATCTGATATAGATGGTTTGGGATTATTTACATCAGAGAAAATAGAAAAAGGATATAATGCTGGCATAACTCATGTTACTGACCCTTTAAGTAAAAAGTTGTTTAGAACTCCACTTGGTGGTTTTGTAAATCACAGTGAAGAACCTAATGCTAAAATCGTAGAAGTGCAAAGAGTAAGGTATTTATATTTTTTAAGAGACATTGAAGTTGGAGAAGAAATTACAGTTAAATACAGTATGTACGACCCTACTGAATTATCCTAAGTATTATGCCTAGATATGAACACAAGTGTTTAAAAGATATTTGCGAATTTTTATTTGAAGTTACTTATGGAATAAAAGAAGAACCTAAAATAAATTGTCCAAAATGTGCAAGTCCTACTCAAAGACAAATTTCTCGTAATGTCATGTTTGAAACACCAGTTGATGTAGAATGGGAAAAAGACCCAAGCGATTTAACAACTAGTTCTTATCAGAAGTATCAAAAAGCGAAGAAAAGGAAATTCAGATGGTAGACAATTATGAGTTCTGGGACCCCGATAAAGAAACTCACAAAGAATTTAAAATGCGTACAAAAGGTAAAGGTATGCGTGGTGGTGTAGGTAAAAAGAAAAATGCAGTAAAACCTGAAGGTGGTTTATCTAAAATAAGAGAACAAGCTTTACAAAGAGCTAAATATGCATGTGAATGGGAAGACTGTGGTAGTAAACAATGGTTAGAACTTGCACATATACTCGATATAGGAATGGGTGGTAGAAGTGCAGATAAGAAATATGATTTAGATAATGTTTGCATACTATGTAAATATCATCACGATATTTATGATGGTAGAGATACTAAAGGTAGTAAAAGAGCTTATAGAGAATTGTTAATTGGCTACCTTAATATGAAATATAAATTTAAACTATAAAATGCCTGTATACGTACCAGAACTTCCAGGACTTCATGAAAATCAAAAAGAAGTAGCTAGTTCAGATTCAAGGTGGAAAATACTTTGTGCTGGTAGACGTTTTGGTAAAACAAGACTTGGAATTCATATGTGTATGGAAAAAGCTTTAAATGGTGGTAGAGCATGGTGGGTAGCACCTACATTTGCAATTGCAAGAGTTGGCTGGAGAGCATTAGAAAATGCAGCTTATTCTTTTCCCGAAGAGATTAGACCTAAAGTATCACTAGCTAACATGGAAGTTATATTCCCAAATGGTGGTTCTATATCTTGTAAATCTGCTGATAATCCCCAAAGACTACGTGGTGAGGGTTTGGACTTCTTAGTAATGGACGAAGCTGCGTTTATTAAACCTGATGTTTGGCAAGAAGTATTAAGACCTACACTAACTGAAAGAAAAGGTTCTGCACTTTTTATTAGTACTCCTATGGGTATGGATAATTGGTTTTATGATTTATGGATGACTGCTGAAAAAGCACCTAATTGGGAAAGATTTAGATTTTCTACATACGACAATCCTATGATTGATGATGATGAAATTGACTCTGCTAAAAATGAAGTTGGCTCTATTGTTTTTGCACAAGAGTATTTAGCTGAATTTGTAGATGCAGGTCAAGGTATGTTTAAACCAGAATGGATTAATTATTTTGATATAAAAGACAGAATGTACATTGGTGGTGGTTCTCAATGGAACCCAGCAGAAATGTTACACTTTGGAACTGCTGACCTTGCCGTTACTACTAAAACAACTTCAGATTATACAGTAATTTTATCATGTGCAATTTCTCCTGATATGAAATTGTTTGTTGAGGATATGGTAAGAGTCAAAATAGAAGGTCCTGATATTGTTCCTACTATTCAACAAATGTACAATAAATACAAATGGGCTCATGTATGTTTAGAAAAACAAAACTTTACTAAAAACTTTACACAGTTAGCACAACGTACTGGGATGAGAGTTAGAGAAATGGACACTTCTAAAGATAAAATAACACAGGCTTTACCTTTATCAGCTAGGATGGAGTCAGGCGATGTGCTATTTCGTCGTAATGCATCGTGGTTAGAAGAGCTAGAGAGAGAATTAATGACCTTTCCCGTTGGTCGACATGATGATATTGTCGACTCATTAGTATTAGGAGCACAGAGTCTAGTACAGAGGAGAAGCTGGGTAGCATATTAAATGGCAGAGAATAAAAGTTTTTTACAAAGAGCAACAGAATATTTAAGTAAACCAAGTGAAGCCTCACTTCGTAAAATGGCTGGTTACAATCAAAGTGCTTCTAGTAGTAGAGATTCATCAATTTTTGGTTACAATACAAGTGCTGGTTTTTGGGAAACAGCAGATTTAAAAGAGATAGGTGACGGTACAGCTAACTCCGCAGTAGTCGCCTGTCTTAATGTTCTCGCAACATCATTTGCAGAACCAATGTTACAAGTTGTTAAAAGAGACCAAAAATTTGGAGATAGGGAAGTAAATCATACACATCCTGTTGCTGAGTTATACAGAAGACCAAATGAATTTATGTCTTCTAGTCTTTTGTCTCATTATATAATTATTTCAATAAGTGCTCACGGCGATGCTTTTATATATAAAAATAGAAATAATCAAGGCAAGGTTGTTGAACTTGTTCCACTAATGCCTGAACTCGTATCTGTAAGGGGAAACGAGAATAAGCTAATTACTCATTATGAATATTTTGCTCACGGTTCTAGTTCTGGTGAGCCAATGCAAATTAAATCAGAAGACATAATTCACATAAGACAGGGTATTGACCCAAATGACCATAGACGAGGTCATGCACCACTTAAATCTATTTTAAGAGAATTAATTGGTGATGAAGCTGCTGGTCAATATTCATCTGCTTTGTTAACAAATTTAGCAGTGCCAGGTGTTGTTCTTTCTCCTAGAAATGACGCAATGGGTGGTCCTACTAGAGAAGAAGCTGAAGCTATTGCTCAATCTTACAAACAAAAATTTGGTGGAGCTAATAGAGGTTCCCCTATGGTTTTGTCTGGTTCAATGGCAGTAGAAGTTGTTTCTTTTTCTCCAGACCAAATGAAATTACAAGAATTAAGAAGATTACCTGAAGAAAGAGTTTCTGCTGTATTAGGAGTACCAGCAATATTAGCTGGACTTGGAGCAGGTTTAGATGCAGCTACATATAATAATACTGCTGAGTTAAGAGAATTTTTTACAGAACAAAAACTTGTTCCATTATGGAAAACAGTTGCTAATGAATTGACACATCAACTATTGATACCAGATTTCAACGACACAGAATTAATGTGTGATTATGACGTTATGAATGTACGTGCCTTACAAACAGATATGGATGCTTTATATAAACGAGTAAACATGGGTGTTTCAGGTGGTTGGATAACAATTGGTGAAGCTAGACAAGTAGTTGGTTTAGATGTTGACGACAAGCACGAAGTATATTTAAGACCATTAAACATGTTACAAGTACCTGCTGATGGTTCTGAACCTGTGCAAGAAGAACCACAAAAAGAAGAAGAGCCTAAGCTAGAAGCTGCTTCATCAGAAGCTAGTTACGAAGCTAAAATGTTGAGAAAACTTTTTGATGCAAAAATGGATAGTGTAGATGCTTCTCCAGAAACAACAAGACAAGCTGTTACTACGACTCCTTCAAGAAACATGGACATGTTTACTACTAGAGAAGCTGCCGAAGAAAGAGCAATACAAATGGGTTGTGAAGGTTCACATACTCATAAGATAGAAGATGTAACTTACTACATGCCTTGTAGCTCTCATGAGAGTTTTCAAAATACAAAAAAATCTTTTATTGATGGTATTATTGAAGAGTTAAAAGTTTCTTTAGAGGAAGCTGAAGTAATTATGGAGCAAATGTTTGAAATGGAACTAGAGAATATTAAAAAAGATAAACCTAAAAAAGATAGAACAAATTTTCCAAGTCCTGGTGATGATAAGCTTGTAAGAATATCAAATTCAAAATATAAAATGTTTCCTCACGGTTATGCAAAAAACCTAAAAGAGACTTACCCAGAAATATGGAGACGAGGTGGAAATGGTGGAAACCCTCCTACCTCATTTACAGGTAATGACGCTTTTAACAGATGGAGTAAATACCAATCTGGCGATAGAAGCGAATCAGTACTTAACTGGGTACGTAGAAGAGAACGTTTCATGGGAAGACATCAAAACAACAACAGATTAGCTGGCGTTGTTGCCGCTATAAAATGGGGTGGTGTTTTAAACATGGGTGTTCCTGCTATGAAAAAAGTAATTTCTGACCAAAAAAAAGTAGTACGTACTAGGCGTAAAGAAGCTTACGAACTTGCTAGTAAAATAGCTGATGAAAATGCTGCAAAAGCAGTTTCTTCAAGAATCAGAAAAACGCTAACTAATAAAGTTGAAGAACACAACTCAAAAAAACCAAAACACAGAGCTAATCTTAGAACATTAATTGCTGTGTTTCGTAGAGGTGTAGGTGCTTATCGTACAAACCCTGGTTCAGTTCGTGGAAATGTTTCAGGACCTGACCAGTGGGGCGTAGCCAGAGTTAACGGGTTCCTTCATGCATTGAGAACAGGAAGATTTAAGAGAAAGCCTTATGACCAAGATTTACTTCCTTCATCACACCCACTCTCATCTAAAAAGGGTAATGATGAAATGAAAGCAAGTTTTGTTCGTATAGGTCAATCTGTAAGCTGGTCAATCAATAAGGACCCCGACCCACCTTCAACAGTTCATGGTGTCGTAACTAGTATTAATTCTAAAGACAAAGAAGCTACCATGTTAGTTTGGGCAATCATGGAAGATGGTGGTCATAAAAAGACTGATAGAAAAGTCACTATGCCTATTTCTAAATTAACAGTTATTAAAGACATTACTAAATAAATACCACGTACTTTCTAACTATTTGTTATATTTATAACTATATGCACCTAAATAAATCTGTTAACAAATATATTTAGGAGAAGCACTCGTGAGTGAAATTAAAAATATCGACTTAGAGTTTAAGGGAGATAGCGAAGGTAAAGTCTCCGCCGTATTCTCAGTCTTTAATACGTTGGATAGCGACGGTGACGTTGTTGTTCCAAAAGCTATAAAATCAGGATTTAAATCAGGTTCAGTACCTATGGTATGGGCTCATAAATGGGACATGCCAATTGGTAAAGGCGAAATAAAACAAGATGGCGATAAAGCTACTTTTGAAGGTTCGTTTTTCATGGACACAGAGTCTGGTAAAGAAGCATACAATTTAGTAAAAGCTATGGGTGACTTACAACAATGGTCATTCGGCTATAGAGTCAATGATAGTGAGAGAGGAACATTCGAGAATGAAGGTAAAGAAGCTGATGCCAGGTATCTCAAAGATTTATCTGTTTATGAAGTATCCCCTGTTCTTGTTGGTGCTAACCAAGACACTTACACAATGGCTATAAAATCAAACAATGAACTCGTTAAAGAGCTTGCTGAAGAAAAAGCAGTTCTTGGACATTCAAGTTTTTCTACAGAAGACACTGAAGAATCAGATGTTGATAAAACAGACACTGTAGAAGAAGTATCAGATGACGAAAAAGGATACGGTAAGTGTTCTTATGAAAAAGATGGAAATTGTGCAAAAGACATGAAGAAATCTGATGATACAGAAGTTTCGGAAAAAGGGAAACCTTTTTCAGAGGAAGTCAAAGACGTGCTTGCTGCGTTACATGACTTGATGACACGAACTAACGCCATTGCGATGTTACGTGCCAAAGATGGAAGGAAAATAGGCGTTAAGGCTACTGAAGCATTAAGGGCAGTTCAGGACGACTTACAAGAAGCTTGGACCGAATTGGACCAGTTTATTGATACTGTTGGAACCGAAGGTGCTTTAGAACTTGACCTAGAAGATGAACAATCTGAAGAAGTTGATGAATTTGTTGATGAAGCAGAAATGTCAACTGATGTTGTTGAAGCGGAACCTGAGACAGAAGAAGAAGTTGTAGAGGAATCTACTACTGAACCAGAAGTTGAAGAGGAAATTGCTGAAGACACTCCAGAAGATAACACAGAATCGGTTGAGTCAGATGACCTTGATGACGAAGTGTGGGCAGAATCTCAAAGACTTATAGCTGATGCTATAGTCGCTGAGGTATCTGACGACGAACAAGTATAAGAATATCTAATAGGAGATAATTAACGTGAATAAAGTTACAGAGCTTAAAGAGCAAATCGCTAAGTCTCGTGAAGAACTCAAAACCGTTTTTGAAGCTCCAGCAGAAGAAGGAAAGTATTCTTCAGACCAAAAAGATAAAATTAAAGGTTTGAATACAGAGCTTTCTGATTCATTAGACGAACTAAAGATTGAAGAATCAAAAGTTGCTAATGAAAAAGCTATGGAAATTGCAGAAGAAGTTGTTAATCAACTTCCTGTAGTTGAAGAAGCTCCAGCTGGCGTTAAATCAATAGGTGAGAAATTCACAGATACAGCGGCTTACGCACAATATATGAGCAATGGTGTTAAGGGCGTAGATTCTCAAGCAGAATTTAAAACCACTTTAAATACCACAGGTTATCCACCAGAGTCTTTAAGAGCACCTGGAATATTGGAGACAGCTTTAAGAGACCCTAATAGCGTTATTGGATTGTTTGACCAAATTCAAACAGACCAAAATGCTTATGTGTATCTTGAAGAGACAACTTTCACAAACAATGCTGGTGAAATTGCTGAAGCAGGAGATATTGCTTCCTCAAACGAATCAGCACTTGCATTTACAGAAAGAACAGAATCAGTCAGAAAGATTGCTACGTTCTTACCTGTAACTGATGAGTTGTTACAAGATGTTTCTGGTATCCAAGGATACGTGAACTCAAGACTACAAACAATGATGAAATTAAGAATGGACAATCAATTACTTAACGGTAATGGTTCTGCTCCAAACTTAACTGGTGTATTATCAAAATCTGGAATTTCCGGATTTAACTACAGCAACTATGCAGGAGAACTGAATAGACTTGGACAGGTGTATCAAGCAATTACAGATATCAGAAAAAACGCTTTCGTTGAACCTGATGCTATAATTATGCACCCTTCAGATTGGTATCAAGTAGTTACCGCTGTAGGAGATATTGCAACAACCACTAGTGGTGCAGCAGCAAAGAATCCATTAATAGTAGCAGCTGGAGGCTTCGGCAACGATGTCACAGCTAAACTATGGGGATTGACTGTTGTTCCATCATCTGCTATCGCAGAAGGTACCGCATTAGTCGGTAAATTCGGCGGAGGAGATGCAGCACAAATAATCATGAGACAAGGTGTTGACCTTGCTATTTCTGATAGTCATAGTGATTTCTTTGCGAAGAATCAACTTGCAATCAGATTAACCATGAGAATGGGTTTTGCAATCTACAGACCATCAGCTTTCTGTAAAATCACAAACTTCTAAGTTTGGATTAAACAGTAGTTTAATGATAAGGGCTTCTTCGGGAGCCCTTTTCTTTTAACAATATAGGAGATAATTATGCCAAAAGGCAGAGGATACGGAAGAACAACAAGACGTACTGCACCTAAAAAACGTGGTAGCAGAAGAAGATAATACCAATTAATTTGGTTTAATAAGTTAGGATTAATTATTATGTATACAATTCCAGAAAAGAACATTTATAAGCTACCTGATGGAAAGCTATGGGAAGGTAATCCAGTAGATTTACCTTTTTCACAAGCTGACTTGATTGCTAAAGCTGGTAAAGAGTACCCTACTGATTGGCTCAAAGAGCAAGGTTGGGGAAAGAAAAAAGCAGCACCTAAAAAAGCTGCCCCTAAACCAGCTGAAAAAGCAGTCAAAAAATCAGATGTAGAAGATAAATCAGTTAAAAAAGACGTCGAAGACAAGTAGGAGGTCTAAATGGCTTTCTCTACGGCATCTGATGTCGAGTCATATACTCAGATTAATTTTGATTCGAGTATAGAGACACATTTAACAAACAACTTAATACCATTCGTAGATGCAGCTATTGAACAATATGTTGGATATGTATTATCACATGGTACTAAAACAGAAACTTTTACAGGAGACCAAACTCAAGAAATTTTCTTAAGACACTTACCTATTCGTTCAATTACTTCTGTAGTAGAAGACGGCATTACTTTGACAGAAGGTAATGAGAGTGATTTTGTCTTTTATGGTAGTGGTAGATTGAGAAGATTAGGTAAAAGATGGTCTTACGCTAAAGAACAAAATATAGTAGTTACATACGTATCTGGATATACCGCATTTGGTGGAGGAGTCTCTACAGATTTACCAATTCAGATTAAAATGGTTTCTTCCAGAGCAGCAGCTAGATTATTAGAAAATATTTTATCGGTATCATCACAGCAAGAACCAGGTGAGATAAAAGCACAAGGTTCAACAGTAGCTGGTAATTTTAATTTAGCAATGTCCGAAAGAATAGGGGATTATTCAGCAGATTATGGAGTAGGAACTGAAGCATTGTCTTTAGCACCTTTAACCAATGCAGATATGAATTTGTTAGCCCCCTATAGAAAGTCCTATTTTGTATAATGCCAAACAAGGTTACTCCCACACTAGAAGAGGCTAATCAACTCTTTAAAGATAAACCTCAATACAAATTAAAAGACTGGGCTAAGGAGTGGGGTGTCTCAATAGAAAGAGTAAGACAAATCAAAGAACAAGCAGGTATAGTTCCTATGTCTGAAATAGATACACGTATTGTAAATACAATTGTTCAAAGAATAAGAAACGGTGAATCAACTCTAACCAATAGAGCTTTATATTCTGGACTACCTATTGGTTATGACAGATTTAGAACTTGGATGATAAAAGACCCAAGCATAAAAGAAGAATGTGACTTAGCTAGAGAAGAATATTTATCATCTGATAAAACTGAAAAAAAATGTTACAAATGTGATTTAATATTTAATATAGATAATTTTAACAAAAGTCAAAAATATAATGATGGATATAACAGATACTGTAAAGATTGTCAGTCAAAAGTTATCGACGAAAATGAAGATATTAAAAGAAAAACTTGTTTTATGTGTAAAAAATCACTATCTGTTAAAAGTTTTAATAAAAATAGAGCTATGAAAGATGGGTACTCTTTGTTTTGTAAGAACTGTCAATCAAAAGAACGTAGAACCAAGAGAAGACTAAATAACATAATCTAATAATCTTAGTGCTAGATTTATAGTATGGCAGGCTCATATCCCGAACGTTTATTAATACATAGAGTTACAATTCAAAGAACTACAGGTTCTAATATAGACACTCGTGGATTAGATTCAGATATTTGGTCAGATTCTAGTACTAACATACCTTGCAGATTAGAGTTTTTAAGTGAAACAGAAAATAGAGAAGGAAGAAATACAGTTATAGAAAACTGGGCAGGATATTTTAATGGTATCGTTGATTTAAAAGCTTCAGACAGAATTTACTGGAATTCAGAAAATAAGTATTTTGAAGTTTCTAGTTTAAGAAAAAGTCACAACAGAGTAGGAAGACTATTCTCAGTCACAGCTGATTTAATATATTTTGAATAATGGCTAATTCTAGTACAAAAAAAGTTGCTAGTCAGTTTGGGGAAACTAGAGTAACAACTAAGACTATGAGTGTTTCAGAAGGTCGTAAAGATATTATTATATCTAGTAAAACTGAAGCTACAGCATTTAAAACTCTTAGGTATTACAACTGGTCTAAATCTTTTGGTATGAAGACAGATTTTTTTAATAAACTATCTGACGGTACTTACAGCACGCTTCAAACATTAAACAATATATCTGCATTTGTAACATCTGATAGTTTAGTTCGTTCTATTGCTGCTCGTTATGGTTGGGTTGTTGCAGGTAGAGCATTTGGTAAAGTTCAGGGTAAACTTTTACCTCAAGGTGGGGGTCCTTTTGGTAGGTTTATGCGTGTTAAAGGTGGACAATTTTCAAGAAAAGTTTTAGGTGATTTTATGAATTACTTTACAACTACTGAAATGAAATTTGAGAATATAACAAAAACTCAAAGAGAAATATTAAAGCAATTACAAACAGCAGGAAGCATAGGTCCGACTTGGGCAGGTATGGCACTTGCTGAAGCTATTACAGGAGCACCAGACCCATTTGCTACTCAAGCAAACAAAGTAATGAAGCATGGGAGAATGGATACTCAAGATAAAGCGGCAGGATTTTCTGATGGTGAAAAAAATAAAACAGATTCTTATTTAAGTAAAAGAACCGATGTATTACAAAGAATGAGTCAATCTGGTTTAAATGCTCCAGAAATGACTTATTTAATAAAAGCTATGGAAGAAGGTGGAGACCCTGACGATATTATGGCAAAGTATCAAAGTCTTAACGAAGATATATTTAGTTCTTTAAATAAACATAACAAGTTTAGTAAAGATTCTTCAAAACTAGTTCAAGGTAGAAGCGAAGTATATATATCAACGGGTAAAGAAATAAAAGGGGTTCAAGAGACAGAAAAATCTTTTTATATGACGGATAGCGGAACAGGTTCTCATTCAGCGTTTGACGAAGATATTACTATGATGCAACAGAATAGAGTCAATGAAGTACTTTCTAAAGCTTTAGGTATAGATTTATATGATGGTCCTATGCAAGTATTCGAAAGTTTTTTTGGTGGTTCAAGCACACAAATGGGTCCAGATTCTTTAAAATATGGAAAAACAACTAAAACAACAAGGATGGAACAATTATATGACCAAAAAGGTAAAAGAGGAGAAAAAATTGAAGTTGTTACTGGTGGTACTTTAAAAGATAAAACAGGTGAATATTCTGATATTGATAGTCAGATGGACAGTAATAATTATAGAACTGTACGTTCCTCAAGTAATATAAAAGAAAACAACTACATAGCTTCAAGACCACAAATAATTAAAGGGTTAAGTATGATGGATGCAAAGAACATGCATAAAAAGAATCCCAAAGGTGGTTTTTTAGTTTACGGTATTGAATTTCAATCTCATAAAAGCCTTAGAGATGTTCAACAAATAGAATATGGTGGACCAGCAACAGACATAGGTAGAAGTTTAAAAAATAGAAGTGATAGATACATTTATGCTAGAACTATGTTTGTCCACAAAGCTGCACAAAAAGCTGCAAATAAATTAGGTATTGAAGCAGACCTAAAATTCTCCAAAAGGAGAGGAGATGTTATTGGAACTTTAGCTCAAAGAAGAACAAAAGCAATATCTAACTTTCAAAAAGATAAAAACCAAAATAATGCTAAAAATGGTGGATTCACATTAATGGTAGATAATAGAGTTAGAGAAGTTATGAAACAAGATGTAATTAGAGCTAGAGGAGCAAAACTAAGAGATGGTAATAAAGTTAGCTTTTCTGATATGAAAGTGTCAGATGCTCCGATACAAGCAGGTAAGTATGATAGGTTTGTTAAAGGGCAAAATACCATACAGGTTAGAGATGCTGATGGTAATATAATTACAAGAAAATTAGATGCAAAAGATTACCCACCAGAGTTTAAAAACGCCTTTGATAGATTGGAAGAAGATTTAAAAAAGAATCTAAAACCTATAAGTGGAGACATGCCTTTATCAGATGAATACTATATATCACGAGCATATACTAAAGATGCAGCACGTAGAAGACAAACTCAATTTTTAAGTGATGATTTAGGAACTAACGAATATGGTAATAGAAGACAATTAGACCCAACTCAGTTAAGAAGACAGAATTTTAGAGTTAAAGGTGGTGTTTGGAGTGCAGATGATATATTAGACCAAGCCTTAGAAGAAAGTGCAAAAGAATTATTTCCTCAGTATATGCGGGCATTAAGTATTGGTCAAAAAGAAATGGAAACAAGATTAGCTATAGAAGCTAATGCCAAAATGGCTGCTCTTGAAAAAGAAAAACTTAAGGGTGAAGACCTCAGAAGACGCAAGATAGAAATAGCGGACGAAATGGATGCTATGTACGAGTCAGGTTACGCAGTAGTACAAAACAGAGCTTATAACCAAGTACTTGGAAATTTAGGTCCAAATCATCCAGTCGTAAGAGAAAAATTAGAAAGTATAAATAATCAAATAGAAAATGTTATTAGAGGTTCTGGTAACAGAAGTGCAAGCCTTATGCCTTTTGCTCCTGTAGTTATGAGGTCTAAATATATCAAATATTACAATGCCCTTATGGCTGAGAATAAAGGATTAGCTGATGAAATATTTTCTGAGATTACTAGTAATGGCAAAATCCAATTGAGAGCTATAGAAAATCAAATAGGATTTAAAATGGAATTATTTGGTACATCTGCAAGTGGTAAGCCTATGTACAGAAGAGTTGCTCATGAACCTACAATAATAGAACCTACTTCAAGAGAAGATATATTAAATCCAAAACCAAAATTTGAGGGTGTTGGAGATTTAAGAAACATAGAAATTTCTGGTAATGCTGGATTAAATGAAGTCAGCGGTGTTGGTGGTAATGTAAATAAAGGTAAATCAAATTTATTTGGCAATCCTACTGAACAAGATGCGATAAAAGCTTTAGGCGGAGCACCAGGTGGATTAGCTAATTCAAAAACAGTTAGAGGAATAATAGGAGTAGGTGCTGGAAAAGCTAATGCTATGAAAAGTTTAAGAAATGGTAATTTTTTATCAAATGCAGAGGATATTACTAGTGCTTTTAATGCTGTAATGGATGATGGAGAAGTTCTTAGGGCATACAAAAATTTAAGAAGTTATGTTAATGTTCACGGTCCTGCACATAAACAGACTGGAAATATTGGTGGTGGGGGTGGAGCTGGTTTTCAAGCTCTACATGATAAAAAAGGAATAGGTTCTCCTGCTTTTAAAGGTGCAGTTAGAAACTTATCAGACCAAATATTTTCAAGTGACGATAAATATCTTATGCTACATTTTATTTTGATATTTGAAAACAATGACAATGTTATAAAAGAAATTCATGACATATTTGACCCAAACTCAAGTTATGGAATGACAACTAGTGGACAAAGCACTGTAAGAGAAGGTAAATCTGTTGGAGATAGATATTTAACTGTAGGAAGAAATAGAGAAATAAATATAACACATATTAATAGGATGAGAGCTGAACTTAAAAATACAAGTAGCAGTCTTTTTGGTAAGGAAATGCATATGATAGATATAATTAAAGATATGTTTTTCTTATAAGATATATTAGGATATAATCATGCCTAACAATTTAGACCAAACACAAAAAGCACCACCTGACGCTGAAATTATATTAAGAAAATGGGCTATGGGACAGTCTGCTATTACAGATATTACTGGTAATAACATAGCAACAAGACTGCCTCGTGAAGCTAACTTACCTTTTTTAACTCTTTATAGAGCAGGTGGTCAATTAGTAAATCCAATATCAGAAGTACATATTCAAGCAGCTTTAATGCCTATGGATTGTTTTGCTGGCAAGTGGGGAGGTTCAGCTAACACTGGAACTCCTGATTATGGAAAAGCATATGAGCTTGCAAATGCCGTGATTCAGTCAGCTTTCAACTATAGTAATGGGTATATATCATCTGATGATACAACGCCATTAAGAGCGAAGATTTATGGCTTTCAAATCATGCAGATGCCTACCAGAGTAGAAGAAACTGCAACTGGATTAGGTAGGTACTCAATAGCATTGAGTATGATGTACAGAGCAGTATAGGAGACCTTATGTTTGGAAAAGACGATAAAGTCAAAGTTAAGATTAATGCCTTGTTCTCACAGAGCAAAGCTAAAGACGTTGTGACTGGCATTATGTTCAGTCAAAACGAATGGGTAGAGATTGAGTCCAAAGACTGGGATAGACTAAAGGAAAAAAATTGGACCCTTGACGGGAAAAATTATCCTTTATTAATTATCGCAGACGAGGAAGTCGCTGAAGATGAAGACAATGAAGCTTCAGATGACTTTGTGGATGAATCAGACATTGAAGACTTTGCCAGCAATGGCAGTGTCTTGCAAGATACTGAAGTAGAAGAAGAATAACTAGGAGATAAATTATGCCAAGTACAAATGGTACAATATCTGAAGTTATTGTCGGAACTGGTGTACTTTATGTTGCACAAATTGCTAATGATGGTAATGCATCTGGCGATTATGTAGCATTTCCAGCTGATAACGGCTCTGGAGCATGGGCAGCCATGGCTTCAGGCTGGGTAGACGTTGGGTATTCTGAAGACGGTTGGACTCTTGAAATGGATAAAACATTTGAAGATATCATGGTCGCTGAAGAAATTGACCCAATTGGTACATTTAAGACAGCACAAGAAGTTAGACTAACAGGTGAGCTTGCTCAAGCTGGTATGACTAACTTACAGATTGCATTAGGTGGCGGTACTTTCACATCAAGTGATACTGTTAATTATGCATCTGATTATGCGTCTTTAATACCACCATCAACTGACGACTTTGATGAGAAATCATTATTGTTAAAAGTTGACGGACCAGCAGGTGCAGATAGACATGTAGAGATTCCACGTGCAATTAACGTGGGAGCTTTCTCTATGGCTCATCAAAAAGCACCTCAAAAAGTTGTTATCGCAACTGAGTTTAAAGTACTCTTACCAAAAGCTGTATCACAACATACTGACTTGTTCAGAATTGTTGATAATAAGAACGATACAGACGTATTCGATATTAACTAATATATTAAAAAATAATGATAATGATTGGAGGTCGGCGTGGTCGACACAAAAAGATATAAAGACTTTGATGAAGCATCAAAGGAAGAAGCTAAAGAACCTATTCAGGTTAAATTAAACGGTAATATATATACCTTTCCCCCAGCACTACCAGCTAGAACTGTTTTATCGCAAATGCGATGGATGGATGAAACTGGTGCAATGCCTACAGCAGCAGTTCCAGAATGGCTATCATCTATTGTAGGTGAAGAAGTTATGGAAGATATTCTTGACGAAGGTGCAACATGGGAACAATTAGAAGAGTTACTTCAATTCCTTCTAGCAGAATATCAAATAGTTCAAGAAAACGATGCTGAATTAGAAGTTGAACCAGAAGAGGGTGACGAAGACAGCCCAAAATAACTTTCGAGTCCATGGAGATAGTTTATCGATGGGCTCAGGTTGAAGCAGACTTTCAAAGACACTATCTTGTAGAAGACCCAGGTATACTGACATGGAGAAGGTTCATGTTACTACTTGTTAATTTACCTGTAGACTCTTCATCATTTTACGCACCATTTTTAAATGCTGCACAAGAAGGCACTACATATAAATCAGAGTCAGGTCTGGAACCACCTAAAGGTTGGTACAAATCGGAACTTGATAGAATCAAAGGACGTAAAAGACCTAGACAACAAGTATCATTGGACCAGTTCGTAAAGGAGAGTAAAGGACAAGGTAAGACTAGATAAGATATGGTTAAAGACGCATCGATAAAGGTGATGCTTGAGTTCCAAGCGAACAACTCATCACTATCAAAAGCAACTAAAGGCATAGCTAACGAGCTTAGTACTCTTCAGCGTAAGACAGCAACCGTAGCATCTTCTATGACTTCTTTCGTGCCAGCATTCGCTGCAGTTGGTGCAGCAGCATTTTCAGCTTTTTCATTTGCAGGTAGAGCAGCAGTACAATTTCAGGACTCATTCGCAGGTGTTAGAAAAACATTAAACTTTTCAGGTACTGCAGCAAAAAATCAAGAAGCAAATTTTAAAGCTTTATCAGCTTCTTTAGTTGATATCTCAAGAACAACACCTATGGCTGCAAATGAACTTGCGAGAATAGGCGAAATTGGTGGTCAGTTAGGTATATCAGCTGGTTCAATAACAAAATTTACTAAAACCATATCACAACTAACGGTAGCAACAACTATGTCAGCAGAAGAAGCTTCTTTTGCTTTGTCAAGACTTGCAGCTATTACTAGACTACCTGAAAGAAATTTAGGTAACTTAGCTTCTGTACTTGTTAGATTAGGTAACGAGTTTGCAGCTACTGAAGGTGAAATAGTAAATACTGCAATGAAAATTGCTTCAGCTTTAGAACTACTTGAATCACCTACTTCAAATGCAGCAGCAGACTCATTAGCTTTAGCAGCAGCATTAAAACAAGTTGGTCAGCAAACACAAGCTGGTTCTACTGCAGTTGCTAGGTCATTAGACATTATGGCTACTGCTGTACTACAAGGTGGTAGAGAACTTTCATTATTTGCAAAAGTAGCAGGTATGACATCAGATACTTTTAGAAACCTTGCAGAAGCATCACCAGCACAAGCTTTTGTCGCATTTTTAGATGGTTTACAAGCAGTAGGTAATGCTGGTGCAGACACAGTACAGTTACTAGAAGAATTAGGATTAGGTCAGCAAAGAACATTAAGAGCTTTACGTTCTATGGCTTTAGCTTCAGATGATGTTAAAGCTGCTTTAAGTTCTGCTAATGAAGAGTTTGCATTAAATAATGCTTTACAGACTGAAGCAGAAAAAAGATATGAAACTGTTGTTTCACAAATGGGTATATTGAGAAATAATGTTACTGCTTTAGGTATAGAAACTGGTAATACATTACTAGGTCCTCTTAATGAAGTTGTTGATGCTTTCACAACTATAGCAGGTGGAACAACATCTCAAGATTTGCAAAACATAGCTAAAAGATTTGTAGGCATAGCATTTGCTATGAATAGTGTAATGGTTATGAGAAAAAAAATGACTCAGTTAAACCAAGTTGCACAAGCTGGTGGTTTATCAGGAACTGGTATTGATGGGAAAATAAATTTAATAGGAGATGTATTTCCTACGGACCCATTAAAAGGAGAACTAGCACATAGAAGAAGAGCTAAAAAAATTCAAGGTCAAGGAGGTGGATTAAATCAAAGATTTAATAAACAAGATTTTCTTGCTCAACAAGCAGCAATGGGAAGACCAACTAGGGGTTTTGATAACATTTTGCAAAATGCACAAATTCAAGGTATTGATATGTTTGATGCTGAAGCCAACCAAGCTTTAATGGATAAGATTGGTGGGTTTACAGATACTGCACCAGAAGATGTTAGATTTTTAGGTGCAGACGGTAGTGAAAAATCACTCAGTGGTGGTGAACAGGATAGATTAGCAAATATGCAGGCTTTAAACCAAGAAGGAATAAAGCATTCTCAACAGCTAATTGATATAGAAAATATTGAATCCAATATAGCCGATTTAAAACAAAAAGCACTCAAGCTATCTGAACAAGCTCATGTTCTAACAAAAGATGAAGCTCAAACTAAGATGAAAGACCCAGATAAAATAAAACAAACAGTTGATGACTTAAATAGTGTTCTTGGAGATACTAAAAAAGTAGATTTTGACGACGATATTGAGGGATTTGAAAAATTACAAAAACAAGCTGTAGATTACAATATTGCATTGCAAAACCTTGATATGGCTCAAGAAAATTTAATTGACGCTGAAAAACAATTAAGCGATGCAAAAACAATAGGAAGTGGTGACTATACCAAACAAGCAAAGGCTGTAGCGACTGCTCAAAATGAAGTTACCATGTTTACAGAAGCAGTAGAAGATAGTGGCAAAGAGATAAAAAAATCAGTTAAAAATTTAGATAGTAACAGTACTGCAGTAGATGCTTTAGGAAAAGATTTAGTCAATGTAGTCGAAGATTATGATAAGGTTGGAAATGCATCAAGTAAAGTTACAAAACAACAAAAAGCTGACGCTGAAGTAGCACAAGCTTCTCTTAGCGAAACAAATGCAAAAATTAATGAACAAGAAAAAGAATTAAAACAACTTCAAGCAACTCAAGCACAAGGCGGTTTTATAACACAAAGTGTCGGTGCAGCTTCTGGTATTGCAGGAGTTGACCCTGCAAGAGATAATAATGCCTTTAGAAGTGTAGGACAAAGTATGAAATTGCTTTCTGGAAATATGACTGTATTTGGTAATGAGACTAAAAAAACAGCAGGCGTATTCAAATCTTTCTTAAGAATGTTAGGTATGACTAGAAAACAACTTTTAGCTAATAGTAGTGCTATTGTTTCATCTACTCAAGTTACAACAGGTATGAAAGTAGCAACTCAAGGTTTAACAAATGCCATGATTGGTCTAAAAGCAGCAACTATATCCTTATTGGCTTCGCTTGGAGCAATGGTTGCATTTGGTGCAATTTTTGGATACATAATGAAGCTATGGGAAAACTCTAAAAAAACTGCTGCAGCTATAAGAGAAATTGGTGATGAGATTAAAAGTGTTATAGACCTACAAGATGAATTAGTATTTAGCGATTTACAAAAAGGATTGATAGAAGATGCTTTAGAAAATGAAATGAAAAAGAGAAGTCCAGACCAAACATTAATTAAAACATTCCAACAACAACTATCAGACATGGATGACGGTATAAATCAGGCTAAATTTAATATAGAACAAAACATGGCTGAAATTGGAAAGTCTATGATGCTTGAAACAACTGAAGATGGTGTAAATGTAGAAGCCAGATTAGAAGGAATAAATAGAGCCTTAGGTAATACTTTTGATTTAGAAGAATTTTTTGTTGAGGTAGGAAAACAGATAACTGATTTTGAAAATGGAACTACTAATACATTATTAAGAACATTACAAAATTTAGAAGAAACCCAAGAAGAAATAGATACTTTAAGAGATGGTGGATTCACAGCTAAAACTAGCCCTAGATTAAAAGAATTAGAAGAAGAGATTGCAGTATTTGATGTGCTTAGAGATATACAAAGACAAACAGGAAGTGAATTCGAAGATTTCTTAAAAGGTACTGGAGATGTATTTGGTATGAACTTTCAAGATACTTTCTCAGGTTCAATACTAGGTGGTGAAGGTGCTTTATCTGACAATGTATCTGGTAGTTTAGCTGAAAGATTTGGATTAAGTTTTAAAGAATTGGAAGATGGAAGTGTTGGGGTATTTCAAGCAATAGAAGAAGGCTACACAGATATGTATGGAAATATTGCAAGTGTAGCACAGGAACCAATAGCTGTACTAGCGGCTGATACTTTTGTAGATGAAGATAACAATCCAGTAGATATGGATAAAGTATTAAATGACTTATCTGCATACATAATTCTTGCAGAAACTCTAAGGTCTCAAGCAACTGGTAAAAAAGCTGGAAGCTTAGCTTCATCAAATTCTACTTTTATAAAAATGCAAAATGAAGGCTTAATTAAACAAATGCAATTCCTAAAAGCTAATGGTGTAATTATGCAAGATGTTGACCCATTTAAAGATAGACAAAGAGCTATTCAAATGGTGGCTAATGCTACTAGAGTTTATCAAAAGCAACAAATAGATAAAGCTCAACAAGCAGCAGATACATTAGGAATACTTGAGTTTCAAATGAGTAAATTTGAAAAAGCTCTTAATGAAAGTCTTCAAAGGTCAGCGGGTAACTTAGCAAGTATATTTACAGAAATACCTTTAACAGTTAGAAAAGGTGTTGATGAAATGTTAAACGAAATGATTATAAAAGAAGCTAGACTTAAAAACTTTCAAAATGATATAAAAAGACTTTCAAGCATTGCTCCAATGCTAGCTAAAAACTTAGCTGACCAGGGATTAGCTGCTAGACAAATGTTAAGTGATTTATTATCAGACCCAGTTGCAGCATTCTCAATGGAAGCCTCAATGAATAGAATTGCACCTTTCAAAGCTGAACAATTAGGTTTAAGTGAAGAAGAAATTGAAAGAATGCAAGATGCTGGTCTTAGATTAGGTGACTCAGCTTCTGAAGGTATTATTGTAGGAATACAAAATAGACAAGCAGAACTAGAACGAGTTTTAATTAGTTCTGTACAAGGAGCAATTGACGCAACTAAATATTCAATTAAAAGCTTTAGCCCATCCAGATTAACTGCGGAAATTCTTGGTGAACCTATTAGTCAAGGTATTGCATTAGGTATTGAAAATGAAGAAGGTAAAATTAAAGATACCATGATTAGGGTTGTAGAGAGTGCAATTGAAGAAACACAATTACTTCTAATGGAAACAAGTGAGGGAATATCTGAACTCTCAAGAGCATTAACAACTATGTTTGCAGTTACAGCTGGAAAGAGAGCATTGACTGCTGCTAATTATGGAGTGCAGAAATCCGAACAAGCTTTAATGGCAACTAGAAGAAAGAATGCAACCCTACAAGAAAGAATATCTAAAAATCAAATAGCTCTTCAAAAAGCAGAACTTGAAGGTAGAAAAAATAATATAACTATGACTGAAGAATTAAATATTCTTCAACAAAAAATTTCTATAGACGATATGAAAAGAGAAATGAGCGGCAAAAAATCTGCATCTGAAAGAAAAGCTATTGCAGATTCCGAAAAAGAATTAGAAGAATTAAGACTTGCTGCTGAAGCAGGTATTGTAGATTCATTAGATGTTGAAGTTGCGGAAGAAAAACTTGCAGAACTTAAAGGTACCAATAAATCCATTGAAGAACAACGTGTTGCAATATTGCAACTTGCAGAAGCCGAGAAAAAATTACAGGAAACAGAAAAAGAAGCTAGAGAGGTTGACGAACAACTTATTAGTTTAAGAGAAGAAAATATTAAGTTACTTGATGAAGCTGCTAATGAATCATTTGAATTACAAACTGCATATGATAATTTAGAGGCTTCAACTGAAGGAGTATTTACTGCTGAAATGAAGTATGCAGAAGCTAGAGATAAATTTGATAAATTTGTTAAAGCATCACCTGAATTGTTCGATGCATTAATTTCAGGGTATGGTGGTGTAGGAAGCACTATCGATGCTATAAAAAATAAAACTTTAAATTTAGTAAATAGTACTGAAACTGGTGCTGATAGAGCAGTTCTTGCATTACAAAAAATAGTTACTGAGGCTAATAAAACTGCTGCACATTTAACATCATTAGATTTATTAGCAGATACACGTTTTGAAAGTGCATCACATGACGAAATGAAAACAAGAAACACGGTAGGTACTGCAAAAGAATTTTTAGAAATATTTAGAGGAACTCCTTTAGAAGGAGTTATAAACGATTTTAAAGATATGTCAGCTACAGGTGCTGGTAGAACATCAGCTATGGATAGGTCAGTATTTAAAGATATAGATGACTTTATGGCGTCAGAACAAGCACTAGAAGATGCAAGAAGTGGTAAGGATATAACTTTTAGTGATTTTGCAAGAGCCCTTCAATCATATTTAGGTGTTGCAACAAATGTTGACACAGCAGGTAACATAAACTTTGCTAATGAGCAATTAGAAGGACTAGGAATCGCTGATACAGCTACAGTTGCTCAGGCTAAAGGAGAAGTAAATGACCAAAGCTTTGGAACAGCTGTATTAGGAGCTAGTGGTGATTACTTGACTAGTGAAATGGGTGACTTATCAAGATTGGCACCTAATGAAAAAATAGAATACAACTATGGAATGTCTCAAGCTAGACAAGATAAATTAGGTTTTACTCCTACTACATATGACGTTACAAATAGAGATGATTTAGTAGCATTGTTTAACAGAGCTACTGGTAGCAATATAAACAGAGTAGAGGAAGTATTAGAATCTTTAGGAATGCGAGGACTACCTCAAACAACGGTAAAACCAGGACACCCAGACTTTGGTAAGAAAATAAAAGAAGATGGTTCCCTTATATCTGAAACTGATGACCATAGACATAGATACAACAGAGATAAAAATAAGAAGGGTTACAAAGATGAACTTTTAGGTAATGTTTCAAAATTATTAGATACCTTGGGAGATGGTAGATATGAATATCTATTAAAGAGAAAATATGGTGGTGGTATGAAACCTTTCCAAAGAGCATTAGTAGGTGAGTATGGACCTGAAATGGTTACTGCTTTGCCTCAAGGTGGATTGAGAGTAACACCTCAAGGTTCTGAAAGAGGTGGTAGTATTAATGTCAATAGTTTAAATGTAAATGTAACGGGAGTACCTACTGACCCTGTACAAGCTAGAAAAGCTGCTGTACAAATTCAAAAAGCTTTGGTCAAATTAGAAAAAGAAGGTGTTTCAGGAACAGGTTTGACGAGGAGATAATGGCACATAAAGTACATATTGGTAGATTATCATTTACATCACCTGGTTCTATTAACTTTGATTCTACTGACGGTGGAAGAGGATTAAGCTTTAATGGTAAAATAGGTGGTGTAGAAATAACACTTGACCACATAAAATATATAAGAGACGAGTTAGTTTCTATTGCTGCATACGGATTAACTGTACCATTTAGATATGATGGTGATTCTAGTTACGACGGGTATGTCAAAGTTAACTCTAGCTCAGTCAGTACTCAAAAATATCAACGTGGTGGTTTTAGCTATAGAGTAGATTTAGAGTATTTAGGTCGCTCAGGTGAAGTAGTATTCGAATCAAGATTTACTGGAGCTTTATTAGATAATGACCATAGTATAACAAGTACTACAAATCAGTTTCATGCAAGTCCTGGTAATCATTATAACTACTATCATCCATCAGAACCAACTGATGGTACTAGGTTATCTAAAGATGAAACTAGTACTGCTAGTGGTGCATCTACAACTTTAAGATTAAAAACAGATAATAATCTAAGAAATGCAAATGCTACATATCACGTAGAACCTTCTGATTTTTACAAAGGTGCGTGTCTAATTAAAACTGGTACGTACGATACTGGTTTTACTTCTACAAACAACGTACAAACAATAAGTGATACTGCTAATGAGGTAAGATGCGGTTTGTTTTCAACAAATAATCCTGGTAGTTTAACAATAGAAAATGGTTTGGTAAAAATACAATTTAGTGCTTCGACTACCCAAGCATTATTTACTAGTTTTATATTTGATGTAGCAGATTATCAATCTAGCAAAGATTGGGTATTTACTAAAGGTTCACCAACAGGCTCTAATCAATTAGCTAACAACTGGTTGGGTTGGAGAACTATGCAAATATTAAAAAATCACCCAGAATGTGCAACAGTAAGATGTACTACCTATCTTAATGCTGATAGTAAAGATGGAAGATTAGTAGTAGATTTTACATTGCGTAGAGGTGCTCATCATGTTTCTATTGTTGCGAATCAATATACATCTAGTAGATTTAATTTATCTTTAGCAACAGCTTCAGGAACAAATGCTTCAACAGGTACGGGATATATTTATGACGGTACTTCTAGTCCAGAAGATGGTAATAAATGGTTATTAGGAAGTCCTGATAGTGCAGCTTCATCTGCACAATTTGATGTAGCTAGAGAAATGTTATATAAAACAGGTGCACAGATGAAAGCATTTATAGGTTATGAATTAGCACAGGAGAATGGAAGTATAAACACTGCTGATGCGAAAGACTCAGTAAGGGACCAATATTTAGATAACGTTTACGAATATCAAAAATTAGTTAAGTCATAATGTCAGTTACAGAAAAATTAATGGCTCAAGGTTCATTCAATTTACAATTGGATTATAACAAATTACCTAACTCCGTTTTAAACTCAATAGACGCTTGGGACCAAATAGTAATAACACCATCAAGAGTTACCGAAGATGAACTTAATGATTCAGCTATGCTTACATCTTCTGAATATGTTGGTGTCGTAAAATCACTAGGTCTTGGAGATGACTCAGTAGAAATAGAAGGTGCTGGACTTGGAACATATCTAGGTGATGGAGGTAGTCGTGGTATGCCTATATCTGACCAAGGCGATATTTCTAACATGAGAAGTTTTGAAAATACATCTTTAGAGTTTGTCTTAGATAATAAAGATGGAACACCTTATGGAATTTTAAGAGATGGTAGAGATGGAGGTCTTAGAAGTATTAGACCTGGAACAATAACTAACCCTACAAAAGAAAGTACTGATTTACTTTTAAATTTTGAAGGAACAGATGATAGCGTAACTACTACTGACGCAACCTCAAAAAAACATGATATTAACTTTTACGGAAATGCTCACATAAGTACAGACCAGTCTAAATTTGGTTCTACATCTTTAGAACTAGATGGTGACAGAGATTATTTAGAAGTAGATTACTCATATCACTTTCAATTTGAGTCTGAAGACTTTACTGTTGAGTGGTGGGAGTACAGGGTTGCGTGATAAGTTATGCCACAATTTGATTTAGCAAATGCAAATGTAAGCTCTAGTGGTTTTACAAATATTAAAAATAGAATAGGTTTCGTTCCGTTTGTCTATGACACGGGCTATCCAAATTTAGGTAATTACATAGATAATGACCCTGTACCAAGTGGTTCTGATATTTTTTCAGAAAGTATTGGTGGTAGAGTTCCATTTGACCCTGACTTTCATAACGGTGTAAGAGGTAACCTAGTTGTAGGTTATGGACATACATATAGAAACGAAGGAGCTCAATGGAGAGGTTCTGATGCTTTGTTTTATGATTTTTATTCAATAAAAGAGAACGCTGGTGATTCAAATTCAACATCATTTACTATAAACAGTGTAGATTACGCATTTCCAATTCAAAAAGGAGATGTATTTGCTACAACAGATGATGGTGGTAAGTTTTTAGATGCTTCCAATAATGTTATCACTAAAGGTATAAGAATAAAATATATTGGTGATGATACTGCGAATACTAATCAAAGATTTTCAGAATCAATTGCAAGTACTTTATTAAGTGAAGATTTGATTGGTTATAAGAATAAAGTTATAGCTGTATTTAATGGAAGCGAAGATGCTTTTCCCTATGACAGTACACTAGCTCAACAACATTTTGATATGATGGTAGGTTTATGTTTTGCAATAGGAAAAGAAGCCTTTGAAGATACTTTCTTTGTTAATAGATATAAATTAGTAGATGGCACATCAGTTACAAGTTCTTCAAGTTTGACTGCATACAATGATGCTGGGTACGCTTTAATGTTTCTTGGGGGTAAAGCAAAACCTATGGACTATCCAGCTGGCGATGCTTCAAGTTCAAATAACTTATACTTAACAAACAAAGAACCAATAGTAGTAAATGGTGTAAAAGTAACTTGGGAAAATAAATTTGTCTGGGACCCTTCTTTAATAAAACAAAGACAAGAAGACATTGATGAACTATTGGGCTCTAATAGTGTTGTTAATCCATCTGCTACTCCTTTAGACCCAAGAACAAATTCACAGTGGTATCAAGGACCAGCAATACCTACTGATTTTTTTATGGCTAGACCAAATGCACCTGCTTGGTCTGATGTTGTAACGTCTACATTACCTTCTGGTTCTGTAAGCAATACTATTCTCACATTACTTGCTAACGGTCAGGGAGACCAAATACCCCTCTACTACACAGGAGATGCGTCAATTTATGCAACAAATCCAGGTAATGAAAATTATTGGGAAGAAGACCCGTTTTATCAAAAAGCTTTTTCTGCCTTCTGGCAAATAAATAATAGGTGGTATAAAGGAAACCAAACATTTATTGCACCTAGACCTAAGACAACTAATGGACCAGCTGTAGCTGCACAAGGTGATGGCTCGGTACCTCCTTATATTTTTGGTTTGAATAATGGCTCTGGAGAACTAGGAGTATATATAACTAGTACTAGAGCAGAGAGTACCATTGATGGTATTACAGGAATAGACAGTACAATCTGGGACATTGCTGATGGTATAAAACTAGGTGATGTTTCTAATGGTCAATGGGTACATAGAGCAATAACTAGAAAAGGTAATAAATTTACAACATGGGAAAACGGTACTTTAGTTTCTCAATGGAATTCTGATAAGACTATTAAGAGAGTCACTAGAGATGCAAAATCTAGTGGTAGCGATGAAAAAGCATCTATGAATCTTTCTATAGGAAGGAGTCAACATGCGGATTACTTTAAAGGGTATATAGATGGATTAAAAATAACTAAAGGTGAAGCTTCCTATGATGCTAACTTCACACCTTCTTCATCTGCTCCAACAGTTGAAAATACATCAAATAGTTATACAGGTCTACACAATGTTGAATCTGTGTATAACGCTTTAAAAAAAATAATGTCTCAAATGGATACAGAATATAAAGTTACTAATCAAGGAAAGATTGATTCAGGACCTAGAGAAAATTTATTTGTAGGTCATGGAACAAATGACCCTTTAGCAATTATTGTAAGAGATTCTTCTGGTGAAGACCCAGGTATTATTGGTTTAAACCCTGATGCTTTAACTACTCAGTTTGAAGCAGAAGATTGGGTTTCTGGTGTCGAATACTTAAAGAATGTTGGTTCTGATGGTCAAAATATTGATTTAGTAGAAAGATTTTTAACAGACATACCTTATTATGATTTATTTGGTAATCCTTTAGAAAGAGTTGCATATGTTAACGAACAGGATACAAATGCTCTCATGGCACCCAAAAGAGCAGAAGCTTATTTAGAAGAGTTTACAAGAGTCAAAAAATCATTATCACTATCTTTAGAATACTATGACATTAAAGGAGATTTTGAAGTAGGGGATAATATATTTGTTTATGACCCTGAAGTAGGTTTTGTCGATGATTTAACAAAAGCAATTGCTGATGGTAGAACAGAACCTTATGAAGCTATTTGGCAAGGTCAATATATTAATCCTGAAAAAATAAGAATTATTGGAATTACTTATCCTATCGAAGATAGCTTTGGAGTTTATCTAAGGAAGGTAGTTAATAAGAATCCATACACAGTGAAATATATAGATTTAACTGATTATATGATTTTCGAAACAGGTAATACTTCACTTGATGTCGGAGATTTAGGAAAACAGATTGGAGATGATTTAAGATTTTCTAATCAACTATCTGGTACGACTACAGGTAGAACAGAATACAAACCTGGAAAAGTTATTGACCCTGATAATTTGAGTGCAGAAGGTATTAGAACTACATCTAGTTTTTATACTGATGCTTTAGGAACTCAACAATCTATTATTTTTATAGAGTGGAAAGCTCCAAGAAATACTAGTGGTACTGTTATTGAAAATGGACTTCACTATGAAGTAACTGTTGAGCCAACTAATCCTGCTTTAGGGGACGCTACAAGATACTTTGTACAATGGGGTAACGAAACATTTACTGTTGAAGGTTTACAAAAAGCTACTGATTACAAGGTTGGTGTCCAAGCAGTAACTACAGGTGCAGCTTCTGGATTTGTATATGAAACAATTACAACTGCAGTTGATACTGCAAAACCTAATAAACCAGCACAAGCTACAACTATTGCAACAATACAGGGTGCAGTACAAGTAATACACCATTTAGGTAGAGCTACAGATAATTCAGGTAATCCAGTAGGTACAGTAGTCAACTTCACATTACCTTCTGATTTATCTTACTTAAATGTTTATGGTTCTACTACTTCTGGTTTTACTGTTGGAGAATCAACTAAATTAGGAAATATACCATGTGATGCTTCCTTTTTAAGATTAAGCATTCCAGCAGTAGCAACATTAAAAGGTGAATCTTTAGATAGCTCTGCGACTATGTTTTTTAGATTTACTGCAGTAGATAATGCTGGTAATGAATCAGACCCTTCTGACCAACAGACTGGTAATGCAGACTTAGTTAAAACTGCAAATATTGATGATGCAGCTATCACTACTGCGAAAATACAAAACTTAGCAGTAGGAACAGCAAAGATTGCTAATGCTGCAATATCTAATGCAAAAATTTCTGACACAATAGAATCTGATAATTACTCAACAGGTACATCTGGTTGGACTATCAAAAAAAACGCAGCAGGTTTTCCAAATGGTTTTATAGAAATAAGTGATGCAGTAATAAGAGGTAACATAACTGCAACTACAGGAAATATTGGTGGATGGTCTATAGCTAGTAATAAATTAACAGCAGGTAATTTAGAATTAGATGCTGGTAATACAACTATTAAAGGTAATTACTCTGCTGGTTCTTCTGGATTTATTTTAAATAATGATGGTTCTGTTGAATTTAACAGTGGTACTTTTAGGTCAGATGTTGTTGGTGGAACATTGACTATAGGTGCTAGTGCTAAATACGATAATACAACTGATACAGATATTTTTGTAGTTGATGAAAATGGAAATCTATACCTTGGACATCATACTTTTGGTAATGCACCATTTTCTGTTTCTAATAGCGGTGACCTTGTAGCAACTTCTGTTACAATTACTGGTGGGGAGTTACATATTTAAATGGGATTTCATGTAGATACAACAGGTAATGTTTGGCTTGGTACTGGTAATGCAGGTACAACGCTTGCTCAAGCTATTACTGCTGGACCACCTAATTTTTATGTAACAAGTTTAGGTAGTGTATTTGCTGCTGCTGGAACCATAGGTGGTAT